TGAAAGAGCAATCACAAGAATGGCCATCAGCAAAAACAATTAGAGACATTGCAGATGCTTATGCTTCAATCTACGAAGCAAAGAAAAACGATGGTAACCTCGCAAACAATTATCCTCCATACGATAAAGTAACCCGTGGAGATGTTATTGCTGGTCGTCTAGGAAAAGACGAAATGGGTGGAAAGAAAAAGTCAACTAAGAATGAAGATTTTGAATTATGGATTGATAGTCTTCTAGATGAAGGTTATGACTTAAGTGATTACACTTGGGATGATATGTATGAGATTTATGAGCAACAACTTGATGAAGGACTTGGATCTGCAATCAGAAGAGTATTTGGTGGTAGAAAGGAACCAGAAGTATCACCAACACCAGAAAGTAGAGGCGCTCAACTTCGTAGAAAATATAATGTTGGACCAGAAAGGAGTGATACTTCTGCGAAAAGACAAATTCTTAATAGGTCTCTTGCAAGAGCAGAGAGAGATGAAAGAGACTATGGTGGTTCTAGGTATTCCAAGTCAGTTGCTCAAAAGTCTAAAGAAGCACACGAACGATATTTGAGAGCAGGTTATAGTAAGTATGGTGCAAGTGATGCGAGAGGTAGAGGAAGCAAAGCAAGACGCAGAGCAGAAGGACTCCAAAGAGAAGGTTATGCAATTTATGAGATTGTAACATCATATCTCCTAGAAAACAACTTTGCAGAAACAATTAATGATGCAAATGTGATCATCGAAAATATGAGTGAAGTTTGGTTAGAAGAAATTTTAATTGAAAAGAGTGGAGAGCAACCATTACCTTATGGTCGTATGATGAAAAAGTCTGATGAACTTTCCGATAGTGATGATCGAGAAAAACAAAAAAGAGCAGCAACAATATACCTAGCAGCAAATGCTCCTAAAGGACCAAAAGTTAAGAAAAGAAATTAATTAAAACTTACATAATTTTACACCCTCTTGACGGGGGTGTTTTTTATGTGTAAAATGACTCTGTGGAGTTTCAAGATTATTTGTATCTATAAATATCTTCAATATTCTTAAGACCCCATAATGAGTTATGAGAACCCCTGGATGTATCTTGGAGAGATTTTTGACTCTGATCATATTCAAGATAACTTTGGTTTTGTATATCTTATATCTTGTAATAAGAATGGTCGTAAATATTGGGGTAGGAAATATTTTTGGTCTTTTAGGACTCCTCCAGGAAAGAAGAGAAAGGTGAAGCAAGAATCAGATTGGAAAAAGTATTATGGTTCTTGTCCTGAATTAAAAGAAGATATAAAGAAATATGGAAAGGAATTTTTTAGTAGAGAGATTATAAGTCTTCACAAGACAAAAGGAAAATGTAATTATGAAGAGACTAAACAATTATTTTTAAATAATGTTTTGATTGAATCTCTTGACAATGGGACTCCTGCGTACTATAATTCGAATATTTTAAATCGTTATTTTAGAAAGGATTACTTTGATAAATAACTATAACGGCAACATCCTGTAAATGAAAGAAATTTACCATATACATCATATAATTCCAAAATATATGGGAGGAACTGATGAACCAAATAATCTTGTAAAACTGCCTCTGTGGGCACACGCAGAGGTTCATAAAAGATTATTTGAAGTATATGGTAATATTGAGGATGATATTGCTTGTCGTATGCTTTCAGGTAAAACTGAAGGGATAGAAGAGTTAAGAATAGTACTTGCGAAAAAAAATTTTCAAAAGTGGTTAAAAGAAAAACCAGAAGAAGTGAAAAAATGGAAGGAAAAGCAAAGTAATCTTCGTAAAGGAAAACCATCCATTCTTTCTCCAGAACATTACCAAAGACAAGCAGAAAAATTCAGAGGAATTCCAAGAAGTCAAGAAGTTAGAAATAAAATAAGTAGAGCAAAAAAAGGAAAATCGGTTGCACAACCAAATCAAATGAAAACCTATGAAGTGATTAAACCTAATGGAGAAGTTTTGGTTGTTAAGGGATTAAATGAATTTTGTAGAAATGAAGGAATAAATGCGTCAAATCTTTGTGCTGTTGTTAAAGGTAGATTGAAACATCATAAAGGATATGTTGCTAAAATTTTGAATGTGTGATAGTATGTAATCATACTTTCAAGATATTTTAGGAAGGATTACTTTAATGAAACTTCACATCAAAAAAATGTGTAACGATATAATTGATGATAGAATTGATCGTATGCATACTTTGTGTATTGAAGGAAATTCTAAAGATGCTGAAAGTGTTTATAGTGAAATTCGTGATTGGGTAATTCAAAAAGAAAATCTTGAAGTATTATCTTTAGATTATATTAATGGATATTTTGTGGATCTTGACTGATTCTAAATAATCCATTATAATGTAAAAACCTTTTATAGGTTCCTATTATGAGTAGGTTTTAATATTATGAGATTTTGATCGTGACAATTAGAGCCGTGGAGATTGCCTTTTGAGAAAAAGGTATACCCCTTTCTCTATACGGATGTAGAGTTCAATTAATTTTAAATGCAAAACTTCTTTACTGTAGCCCTGCCTCTTCTGGCAACGGTTACAACCAATATGGCAACACTGCCATCATCTGTGAATACTTCTACTATTCAGAAGTTTGAACCAGAGAAGACAGCGATCCTAGAGGTTGCACCAGAAATGCCAAAAGAAAAACGGCTAATTTGTAAGGGATGTAATGAGAATGAAAATGCTGCTCTGGCATATTTTCAATCCATTGGAATTACAGATAAAAATGCCCTTGCCACTATTATGGGCAATATTAAGCAAGAATCTATGTTTGTGCCTAATATTTGTGAAGGTGGATATCGAACCGCATATCATAAATGTGGAAGAGGTTATGGTTTGATCCAATTCACTTCTTCTGATCGTTATTATGGTTTGGGTTCTTTTGCCAAAAAAATTGGAGGTAATCCTTCAACACTTAATACTCAACTTCAGTACATTGTGAGTGAACCACAATGGAAACAAATTGAGAATAGAATGAAGACCCCAGGCAAATCCATCAACACCTATATGAATTATGCATATAATTGGATTGGATGGGGAATTCACGGTGCTCGTACCTCTTATGCTTATGATTATGTAAACAAATTTGTTATAAGTGAAGTTTAAATAAAAGATTGACATAATTCCAAAGGTCATGCTACGATAAATAAATCAGGTGATGAAACCTCAAATACTCGTTGAGTCACTGAATTAAACGGGGTTTGTCGAAACTCCTTACATCCGCAGGAAACTCTGCGAGAAACTATAGAGGTACTATTATGTTTAAATACGCATTCGCAGCTGTTGCTGCTACTACTCCTTTTCTTGCTTCGGCTGCTTTTGCTGGCCCTTATGTAGAAAGCAAGACCACCGCTGCTGCTGTTGACGGTTCTTATAGGGGTGCTCAAACCGAACTTCGTGTTGGTTATGAGGAAAAGACCAAGGGTGGTACGACCATCTTTGGTGAAATTGGTCCTGGTTATGAGTGGAATACTGGAAAAACCAAAAATCAAGGAGTTGCCGTTGGTGAAGTTGGTGTGAACTTCCCCATCGCCAAGCAACTCTCTGGTAAAGTAAAAGTTTCTGGTGAGTACGGTTTTGATTCGGAAGTCTTTGCTCTTGGTGGTGAAGTGAAGGTTCGTTATTCCTTCTGATAAACTCTGATAAACTGAGTTTAACCACCCAGACCTGGGTGGTTTTTTTTTTATAAATATTTAAAAAGTAAATATAATGGAAAAACTTTTTAAATTACTAAGTGATGCCCAAGCATCACTTTTTGTTTTATTTCAAAAAACTTGGATTTATCATTGGGATGTAGTTGGTTTTGATTTTCACCAATTGCATACTCTTTTTGGTGAGCAGTACAAAGCAATGTTTGAGGAGATTGATACTCTTACTGAACATATGAGATATTTGGATATGAAACCAGTAAGTACACTCACAAGAGTCATAGAAGTGTCGCAAATTAAACAAGCATCAAATAGTTCTCATGAAATTGATGCAAATGAAATGGTAAAGCAACTGCGTGATGATAACAAAAAAATTATAGAAATATTTTCTGATATTTCTGAAGAAGCAGATAAACAGAAGCAATTTGCAACTTCTAACTTGGTACAAAGTTTAATGGAATCGCACGGAAAATTCCATTGGATGTTGAGATCCATTCTCGAATAGAATAATAATATAACATAAAAAGTATAATTAAAAAATCAGTGAATTAAAATGATAAAAATTAGATGTAAACTGTGCAACAAAGAATTAAATTCAATTCCAGGACAAACAAAATGTTGTGGGTGTGATAATTTGACATCAATTAAAGATGATAAAATTTCTGCTTTGGATTTAAGTTTAGTTGAATTAATCTCTATACCATCAACAAAGGCAAGTAATTCTTATCTCACAAAAGAAGATTTGAAAGAACAAGAACAAAGAAGAAATCGTAAAGTTAGAAAATTAGAGTTTGAAATAAAATAAAAAAATATAAATTTTTAATGTATGTCTTTATATCAACACAAAGTTGACAAGTTGAAAGTGCTCACTAGTATAACTAGTAGTATTCAACTTTAAAACTTATGGATCAGCACACTTACGAAAATTGGTGCAAGATCAAAGCAACTTTTGAGGCATCTGGTAATATAGACAATATGTTTTACAGAAGAGCAGTTGAAATAGTTAAGACTCGTAGAGATCCTCTTGCAAAGTTTATTGGAGATGTGAAATGATGGAACCTTATGA